CCCGCGACAATAACACTTACTTTAGCAACCCAGCCAATTGTCGTTGCAAAATACGTTGTCGCGCTAATTTCGTATGTATTAACAGTACCAGCAATGTTTTGTGTTGTGTGATTAAGAGCATTGATGCCCTGCACACCGTTTTTTTGTGTGGTAAGAATATCGTCAAGTGATGCCACTAGAACCTCCCGTCAATCTGATATCGGTATCTGATTGCACCCAAACGCCAGAACGTACCAACGTCGTTGGACGATATATTAAACGCCATAAGACGCGCCCTAATTCGAACAGATATATACTCAGTCGCTTGCGTCATCGTATACGGGCCGTATGCCACTGGTGTATCGCTGGGGTAATTGGTTGCATAAAACGTAATTTGCACAGTAGCATTTGGATTACCAGAATACGTACCCCACTTCATATCCGGCCAAATTTGATCGATAAAGATTAAGTTGTCGGCCTCGTTAAGTTCAAAATAACCCGTTTGAAACGATGACAACATGGCTGTTGTTTGTGTTCCAACGGCGGCGTCATTACCTACTTCGTGCTGATATAAGTAATTATCAGACCCAGCACCAATGGGAGGCCCAAGAACAGATTGGTCAATCCAAGCAGTACGCCCAAGAGTACCGTAGTCCCACTGTTGGAGAACCGTATTGTATTTAACATAGCTATCGTTCTCGGTGGACGAGGCAGATGGATAATACCATGTAATTTCATTAAACTGACTGTTTACGCCACAAGCAACCTTATAAAGATATGATGTATTGATATTCTGAAAAATCACGTCCCAGACAGGGCATGGAATAGATTGAGGCCCAGACCCCATGCTCATAAAAAATTGTTTCTGCGACATCCAATAGATAGCACCATTCAATTGACCTGTGCAGTGCCTTGATATTGCGCCGCAGTTTGAACCAATTTTGTTGAACCCGTAAACAAACGGAGGCCCGATGTACTGCATTGCCCAAAGGTCTAAGTCAGTCCATAAAAGACCCTGTTGCGGACCTTGGATACCAGCAACTATCTTAGAACCCGTTGGGATGCGATAAGACCCTGCTTGATTCGTCGGTGTTGCGGCCCATTGAGTAAAGTCCCCAATATCAGACCAACGAATAAGAAGCGGATCCGGAGATAGCGTAAACGACGAGCCATAAGCTATTACTTGGCGCTCAGGCATAGCAACGAAAATACCGCTATTAACAAGAGGTGCATTTCCGCCAACAATTTGACCTGTTTGAAGTTGTCCGCTTGGATCCCAATAATAGATTGCACCACCTGCGGGACAGGCAATTAAATCTTGACCAAAGTTATCAAGTGTCCAATCGGTTGCAGAAATAGATGTACCCGGTACAGATATTTGCAACGTACCAACACCAAAACCGCCAGTACCATATCCGCCGACACCAAATCCAGTACGCGTAGGTTGTGGTCCTAAAGCAATATAAAATGTTGATTGAATGTTTCCACTATTGATATACGCGCTTGCTCCGGATGTTGCCGTATTTTGTGCCGAAAAAGTAAATACGCTTGTCGATGTAACTGAGGAAACGGTATAAAGACCAGATAGCGTAATGCCGCCAACTGTTGTTGAAACACCGATATAAAATTGATTTCCAACGCTATAGCCATGATTGGCTAGCGTACAAGTTACCGTTTGAGATCCGGATGTCGTGGTAAAATAATAAGAAACGCCGGGCGTATAGGGTGCGGCAAATGCATTGTTGGATGCAAGAATTGAATAATTTGATCCGTATTGAATTGTCCCAGAAACGGTTTGCGATCCCGTAGCCGTGCTTGCAAAAGACACAGATGTTGTAGATGACGCCGTAACGGTCCAATTACCATTGTAAGCTAATGGTGTAACGCCGCTTATTGAAATTATTGAGCCTAAAACGGGAGCTACGGATTGTGCGGGAAATGTAATTGTTGCTGTCGTACCGTTTCCACTTGTGGTGCTTGTTGCGGCACTTACGGCAGAAGAAGATGAATAAACAGGGTAAGGCCCGTTTAAAACCAACCCACCAACCGCAACGGGCGTAACGTAATTGACGTAATCTAAAGTTGAAGCAACAAGACCATAATCAACAACTTGAATGACGTTTGATCCATTTGTTGCCGTGAAATTAGGCGTTGAATTGGTAACAGTTGTTTGCGGCGTTATGTTAATTAGATTGCCACCCGTTAACACATTTAAAGAAGATTCAGCGCCAATACCAAGGTGGTTTACGGCGTTAAGGTCTGCCCAACCTTTTAAGGCACGGATTTTTGAGTTAATAGCAGAGTTAAAATAAGCAACCCAACCGCCAAGTTTTTGTGCCAAACCATAACCGTTTCGTTCAGGCAAAAACCGAACAAGCTGAGACGATGAATATGCCGCCTCATTCAACGCAGGTGTTGTATTTGTTTCTACGCCGGGTTTCAGCTTGATCGTATTATGAGGCATGGATTACCTCGTAGGCGATGCGGCAGGGGCAGGCGAATAAGAGGTCCACGCTGCAGCTTCAAACTTTTTCCGGTTTTCTTCAATCAAGGCAGAACGAAGCAAAGCCTGATATTGCCCCTCATAAGATTGGGCCATTTGCGGATCGTCCGATTGACGGCCGAAGTTGCGTTGATATGCGGAAATGTAAATCATTGAAGCCATAATAAACATATCAGGCAAATAAACAGAAATGTATGTCGTGGTGTTTGTAGCCGACAGCGGCGCGGAACGTACAGTACCAGTAAGGCGGACAGAATAATTTGAATCAGGCGTTGGCCCAACAATTATATTCTGACTAGTCAAACCAGTCGTGGCCGAATCACCGCCATAAACGGCAAAATATTGAGGCAAACCCTGACTGGACCCCGTACCATAGACGTTTTGGATATACTCTTTGCCCACTGGCAATAAAGGCGATGAATTGGTTGAACCGTCAATAACTTCAAAAGTTTGCACAACCACAAATGCGGACGTTGGTATTGTTAAAGTGTTATTGCCGGACGTAAAAGAATAAGATGAATTGCTAATTTGTGTTGACAAGAAGTCAAGATCACGCTGCATCCGCAGTTCTGCGTAATTAATCATTTGAGGCAAAATGATTTGATAGTTGGTATCCGTTGTCGGGATAACCGCCATTGTCGCTATTTGCTGGACGTAGGTGTTATAATCCATGTTTACACCATGTTAAATGCGGTTTGCTCAACCTCTGACACCCGACGGGACCAGCCTTTTCCGAATGTACCATAAGTCGGCAATGATTGTAAGAACGCTAATCGGGCTTCGCATACCGCTGTAGCAACTTCACGAGGGTTTGACGTTTCAAGAGCGCGTAGCGTGGCGGGGCCGATTTGTCCGTCTGGATTGGTACTGAGTACCGACTGAAGGGTTTTTGCAGCGCGGGACGGCCCCGAGTTGATGGCAAAATCGAAGACGGCATAATCCACGCCTTCCGGCAAATCGTCGCCCTTAATTGTATCCCAATACTTGGCTTTGTACAGGGGCATGACGTCGTTGGGCGTTAGCGCCTTGATATCGTCCTTGGTCACCGAATGTCCAACATACTGTTCCCAAACTGCTTTAGTGCAGCCAAGGTTGGTCGCCCCGCCGGGATCGGCAGGGTTATCAACGTAACCACCTTCGTTTTTAAGGACGAGGGCAAAGCACTTTTCCCAATTGTCTTTCACGGTGCGTCCTTTGGAGGAGAAGTGTGCTGATGAGAAGCGCCAAAATAATAAGAAAGAACCAAGGTTAAAGCCGCATCGAGCGTACCAAGGACACGGGCAACCAGTTCGCGCATATCGGCGGGGATCGTATTGTTCAGCAAATGCCACTGAATAAACACCCAAGCAACAATCACAACAATGGCAATGGCGCGAGGCGTCCAATCATGTGTTGCAATCTGCATTTGACGGGCCGAAGCACGGTCATCCGCGGCAATACGCTCAAGATCAATGTCCAACGACTTCATTTGAGTTTTGAAATCGGCATCAATCTTTTTTAGGGCGGCAAGCTGATCACCAGTTGGGTTAGCCAAGGCTGCCTGAATGTCTTCTTCCGTGCCGTTTTCGTGGCCAAACAATGCACCAGATAGAGCCTTGACCGCCATACCTGCGACTGGACCACCAAGAGCGGTAGCGATGGTAGGTGCAACTGAACCAATCAATGGTCCAAAAGTTTTAAGAATGTCCATGTCATTTCACCGTTATCATGAGAAAAATACCAATTGCAGCAATACCCAATACCAGAAAACCGACTATGCTGCTAACCATAATCAAATCCTTTCGGTTCTCTTCTTGCTCCTTTAACGCGGCCGCAGCCTGACGAGCCGCTTCTTTACGCATTTCAATCACTTGCCGTTGAATGCCTTCCCACGCTGCAGGGCCATATTGACCAACAAACAAGTTTTTTACCTGAAGCTGCATATCAAGGGCTTTGGCTTTAATGGCGTATATCTTAACCGCCTCGGCCTCAAATTCAGCTTGCGATTGGAATAGTTTCTTTTTGCGCGGCGTTGACGCGATCGTAACAATCTGGCCCACTTTACCAAAGAGATTGCTTACCTTCTCGGCGGTCGCCATCATATCCTGACCAGCATCAACTGCGGACTTGATTGAGTTATATATCGCGGTTGCGCCAGCAATCAGGGTAAATGGATCCATGGTAACCTCAGTAGGGTGGCGCTTGCGTTTGGATAACGGGTTTGGAAAGATCATTTACTTGCATGGCAATCTGATTTTCCACGCCAATTATACTTATACTTTGCGCCACCCACGCATACGCCATTGCTTGTGTGATGTCAGCATACGGCACAAATTCAGCGGGGTTAGGCGACCCTAATTGAACTGTGCCAGACATGGATGACGTATATGTGCCGTCAGTCCCCGTGCAAACCCAGTTGATTGCCGTAACCACATTGGTCAGGCCATTAGATGTTGGATTGACAATGAATTGGGGAAACGTCCAAGTAAAATTCATCAACGTAATTCAACCCACTGTTGAAGACCCGCGCCGCCTGTTCCTGTAACAATATAATAATGCCCATTTGGAACAACAAAAGTTCCCGTGCAATAAGTAGCGCCACCACTATTTGCATCTTGGCCAATTAAAAATGAAGTGCCATTTACATTGGCGCTTAAGGTTTGATAATTACCGGCTCCTGAGGCAACCGAAACAATGACCATAATTGGACTACCAGTTGAATTTGTATATGTTGAACCAAGAGCACGGGAAACATTTTGCCATGATTGATTAATGCCAATACCTGCTGATGTAATAGTCACAGCGCCCTGATTAGCAGAAACACTAATCCCAGAACCCGCCGCTACAGAAGTTACAAGACCACCGGAATAAGATGTTGCATTAACAGAACTTGCATTTATTGCATTTGCATTAGTGGTTGTAGAATTAAGATTTATAACGCCATTGGTGGATGAAATAGATGACCACTGAGCACTAATTGCATTATTTGTGAATTGAATAAGACCTGCTGTATCTCCTGAACCAGCAACAACCCTAACACCATAACCTTGACTTGCTATTGTTGTACCCTGAACGCCGCTACTAAAATAGCCGGACGGGGCCGTAACTGCTCCATTAACGTTAAGATTACCAGATGTGTCAATACGCATAGATTCTGATGCATTGTAAAAAAAGGCTATGGGACCGCCTCTTATTTCTATGCCTTGATTAGCGTTACCAGCGTCATTTAATGACTGTATTTTTATACCAGTAGATAGAACCTCTGGTGTTGTAACACCAAAATTGCGATTAGTTCCAACCGAAACTGAAAGTTTACCGTACGTGCTTGTCGTCCCCACCAGCAGATTGCCGGAGGAGTCGATACGGGCGCGTTCTGTATTTGATGTTTGAAAAACAATTGGAGCCGCAGCTGCGTTAGAAACATAACCAGTCCCATCACTGGCGCTTTGCGACATTGTGAAAACGGATTGGGTTCCAGAACTAATAATAAATCCGGGGTATGAACTTGTCGTCGCGGTTCCGGTAACTTGAATGCTGGTTCCCGTTGTATTTTTTACTTCTAGCTGCTTTGCTGGCGAAGTTGTACCAATCCCGACACTCCCCGATTGGGTCGCCAAATACGTGTTGCCTAGCACCGTCAACGTAGAAAAATTATTAGTCAAACCATCATCGGTATAACGAATGTTTGTGCCATCAGAATAGATGGATACATTGTAACTTTGTGGAGCAACAACACTCGTTCCGCCACCACCAGACGTAATGTACACGTTTGATGTACCTGTGCAGGTATTGTATACAATCCAACGACCGCCAATACCTGCCGGAATTTGAAGATACTGATTGGCGGACAAGGCACCCGTTAAAAGAATACGCATAGATTGCGTTTGACCAAGAGATCCCGACGATGCGGGTCCGGTCAACGTGGTCGTGCTGGTAGCGCCCGTAGGCATGGCGATAGAAGTTGTATTCCCAAAAATGGAATCCAAAATTGTTTCATTATAATTGAGAGGCTGATCCCAAGTAGGTACGGTGCTGTTATAATCCGGCTTATTTAAACCCGTATTGGTTGTCGTACTCATGGTTTGTCCGCCTTATTGTCAAGTTTGTCGTAGATACGTTGGAACATATCCTCAATATGCTTCATTCTCTGGTCCAAATCCACCTTCAGGACATATTCCTTTGGCATATTGGCTTCCAGTTTATTCAAATCACGTTGCAGTTCTTTGACTGCGCCCCATAGTTCACGCAGGAACCACCCCGCCACCGTCAGGATTGCACCGCCAACTATGTCTATAAGGGTTTGGTAATCGGTCATGGGTGCGCGGCCTTATATGCGTCAAATTCAGCTTTAAGTTCTTGGATGGCTTTCACAAGAGCAGCAACAATTGGCCTATCGTTAAGACCAATATATGTGCTTTCTTTGTCGGAAGCATCAATAGAAGTATGCTCAACATACGCTTGTGGTATGTAATCTTTAACTTCTTGAGCAATAAAACCAAGTTCTTTTGGGCTATCCTCATCAGCATCTTTCATCCGATAAAGAGTTGGCTTTAACTGAAGAATAGCATCCAACCCGATAGCTGATGGTTCAAAATCTTTTTTCCTATTTACGTCAGATAGCGCGGTATAAGTACCATTGGCTGTATTAACGGATGCTATGTTTGCTGAACCATTATAAAGGTAAATCACGTTGCTGGTTGTATACCAACCGTACCAGTTTGTAGTGGATGTTGCAGCGGAACTTCTGTTTTCCCAAAAATACCCAGCTGCACTTCCTTTTGAAAAAGGAGCGCCATTAACCACTAAAGTTGGAAATACGATTGAGGCCGAAGTAGTGGTCGTCGTCCCCACCAGCAGATTGCCGGAGGAATCGATGCGCATACGTTCGGTAACGTTTGATGACCCAGCGGACTCCGTTGCGAAAACGAGAGAGCCAGCGTAACCTGTTGCATTGTAACTTTCGTAAAAACCGTATACACCAGCTAGCTTCGCGCTACCACTGCCGTTCCTATTAAAAAATTCAATGCCGGAAGTTTCCCCAAGAGCCGAACTTTGCGAATTGACAACACTAACTACCGCAGTTGAAGAACCAACTGTCGTTGATGTGCTTGCTTTTGAAACTTGCAGTATTGTGCTTGGCGAAGTCGTCCCAATGCCTACGTTGCCGCTGGTGTCGATACGCATCGCAGATGCAAGCGTATTGGCTGTAGTGCCTGTTGATCCAACTGGGGCAACTTGGAAATCAATGTATCCAGAGCCGCCCGTGCCTGTGCCGTTACCTGCATATAGCGATAAATTACCGCCAGTGATGTTGGTTCCCGTGCCGTTTGGCGAACGGATAATAGAAGCACTTGGCGTAGCACCCGCATCACCACGGCCCAAAATAAAGACAGGACTTGCTGAAATATCAAGTTGGGCGGCTTGCGTACCGTTTGTGTAGAACGATAGCGGCAAATACGTACCCGTGCCGTTGATACCCGACACCAACTGAACGTCTGTGGAGCCGTTCGTCGCAATCAAAATTTTGGATGCGTTGGTAGGATTAGCGGCATTGGTTGCTTGCCAAGAAGCAGCCGTGGATGTGCCGTTAGGCAGCGCATAAATGCCCGTTGTGCCGTTGGTTGTACTTGTTTGGAAAGCCAGACGATTTGTGATGGTTGCGTTGGTAAAATCACCAAGAATACGCGCACCAGTTCCAGTAAACGTCTCGTTACCGCTATTGCTGACACTGCCCGTTGTTAAAGCCGTAACCGTAGGCGAATTAGACCATGCAGGAGCGACACCAACGCCGCCGGACACAAGAACTGATCCCGTAGCAACGTCAGCCAGTTTGGATAGCGTTGTAGAAGCAGAAGCGTACAGAAGATCGCCAACCGTGTAGGACGTGATGTTTGTGCCGCCAGAGGCTACAGGAACCACGCCGCCAAGCGTTGCAAGCGTAACCGTCGTCCAAGATGGAGCGGCAGACGCGCCACCAGACGTTAAGAACTGACCGGACGTGCCGTATGTAGCGCCACCAATGCCTAACTGACCCGCAGGGCCAAAGCGGAAGGCTTCCGTTGGCGAGTTTGCGCCAGTGGCGGTTGTAAATACAGACGCATATGTACCCTGCGCCGTATCCGTAAAGTTTTCGGCCGCCGTAATATCAAACCGTCCCGTAGACGCGGTAGCAAATCCAGTTGCGCCATAACCACGACCCGTAAACTGAGCCAGTGTATCACCAGACTGCGACGCAGTAGGCGAAGCCGCCGTGCCACGGGCCATACGTGCAGTGAACACACCGTAAGCGCCAGTGCCGTAAGCATCTTGCGTAATACGGGTATTAGCAGCATTTGCGCCAACAATGTACAAGTCAGTACCCGCAGGGAGCGTAGCCGTTGGCGTGGTCGTCTGTGTATTGGAAACAACCGTCAACTGCGTCTGTGGTGTGGCGGTGTTAATACCCAAACGGTTGTTGGTGTTATCCCAGAAGAACTTAGCATTGTTCTGGCTGTAAACGCCAGATGCACCCGCAAATACGACGGAGCCAGTGGTAAAGGCCGTTGAAGTACCCGTGCCGCCATTGGCAACGCCCAAAGTTCCAGTAACACCTGTTGTTAAAGGAAGACCCGTAGCATTAGTTAGCACAAGCGCAGTTGGCGTTCCCAGTGCTGGAGTTACAAGTGTTGGCGACGTAGAAAGAACAACTGAACCAGAACCTGTGGAAGTTGTTACACCTGTGCCACCTGCCAAAACAGGCAATGTACCAGCCGTTAAAGCAGATGAAGATGTTGAATAAATAGCATTATTGGCTGCTGTAAATGTGGTTAAACCAGTTCCACCATATCCAGTTGCGATAGTTGTTCCGTTCCAAACACCCGCAGTAATTGCGCCGCTTGTGCCAATCGTCATGGCATCCGTTGCGCCGTTATTTACTACAAAGTGAATAGCATTATTTGTCGTTGTACCAATAGCAAGGTCAGCGGATGTCGCATCAAGATAAACAGTATTAGGTGCGTTAAATGCACCCGATCCTGCAAATGTTGAAGAATTCATCCCCAATTCGCCATAATACGTTGATGACGTACCAAGGTTGTTGGAAACAATAAAGTTTGTGGAGGCAGTGCTGCCGGAATTGGTGTTTTGAAGCACCATTTCGTTATAGGTGTTTACGCTATTGGTATAAGACGCAAAGATATTCGTATCGCTATAGCCAAGCGTACCGTAACTATAAGCACCTGCGTTCAGCGCACTGGCAAGCGAACCGTTGGCGGTCACATAGGTAAACGCACCCGTAGAAGGCGTTGTTGCGCCCACCGTGCCGTTAATGCCGCTGACCCAAGATGCAGTCGTGCCGTTGGATGTTAAGATTTGTGTATTCGTACCAATGCCCAAGCGGGTTGCACTGTTCGTGCCGTTCCCAATAATTAAGTCGCCCGTTGTGGTAATTGGCGAAAGCGCATTGAATGCAGCGGATGCAGTTGTCTGGCCCGTGCCGCCAAACGAAATACCAACGGTGCTAAGGCCAATGGTATTACCAGTCTTGGTGATAGGTGCAGATACGGTGATATTACCGGAAGAAGATGTCTGCACCCACACAAGAGATGTAGTGCCAACCGTAATCGTGCCAGTCGTATTCATAACCCATGAGGTTGAACCCCATGTTGTGCCACCGCTAACAAATGTAGAAGCGCCAGTTTCAATAAAATTAGGGCCAGTGCCGACCGTGTTAAAGTCAGTTGCACGGGTAAGAACCCAGTTGGTTGAACCAGAACCAAGTGTTGTGACGGTATAAATACCGTTCTGTGCGCCAGTGCTTTGGTCTTTAACAAGAATGCGGTCATTTAATGATGCAGTATAACCATCAACAGCAAAAGCGGCCTGTGCGCCACTATTGGTAAGCGTAGCGCCAACACCAGCAGTTCCGTTGTTATACGTGGCAGTCAGATTGGCCGTAGTAGCCGCCGCAGAAGCCGTATGGAATGTCGTATTGCTGACAGCAGAAACCTGACCATCAACATATTGTTTGGTGGACAACTGCAACGCGGAAACTGGGTCTTGCGTAACCGTAACCGTTGTTAAACCAGACAACGTAGCCACTGTAGCACCCAGTGATACAGATGTCGTTCCAAGCGTAATAGATGAATTGGTTAGACCAGCGTTAGGAATAGTAGCCGATGCCGTAACCGCGCCAGTGCCGTTACCAAATAGATAACCACTGAGAGTAGACGCACCCGTACCACCATTGGCGACAGGAAGAATGCCAGTAACGCCTGTTGTGAGCGGCAAGCCTGTAGCATTGGTTAAGATAGCCGCAGATGGTGTGCCAAGGGCTGGCGTAAGAAGTGTTGGCGAATTTGACAACACTACAGAACCAGTTCCCGTGGATGTTGTAACGCCCGTGCCACCTGCCGATACTGGCAATGTCCCTGATGCAAGAACGGAAGAAGATGTTGCGTATAAAGCGCCACCAGATGTAAATGATGTAAGACCGGTACCGCCGTTTGTCGTTCCAAGCGTACCCGTAACACCCGTCGTTAAAGGAAGACCTGTTACGTTTGTCATAACGCCTGATGACGGTGTACCAAGAGCCGGAGTGACTAAAGTTGGCGAATTTGACAACACTACGGAACCAGTTCCCGTGGATGTCGTTGTTCCCGTACCGCCAGATGCTACAGGCAATGTGCCAGTGGTAAAAACAGACGTGGACGTTGCATATAAAGCACCGCCAGAAGTAAACGACGTAAGGCCCGTACCACCATTGGCCGTTCCAAGCGTACCCGTCACATGAGTAGAAAGACCAATTTTACCCCAAGACGGAGCAACGCCGACCCCTCCAGAAATAAGAGCATTGCCAGTAGCCACGTCATTAAGACGGGCCAAGGTGGAAGATGACGAAGCATAAAGAAGGTCACCCGTCGTATACGATCCATAGCCCGTGCCGCCCTGCGTTTCAGATAATGGCGTGGTCAGGCCAGAAAGGGATGTAATATCGCTATTTGCACCTAAAGATGCCGCACTAAGGTTTGCCCTTGCAGTTGACGCTGTGGTTGCGCCTGTGCCGCCATACAGAATACCAATAGGATTTCCCTGCCAAGTGCCGGAACTAATTGTTCCAATAGACACCGTTCCAGTAGCTGTAAGATTGGTAAACGTACCTGCCGCAGCAGTAGTCCCGCCAATAACCGTTTGGTCTATTGTTCCGCCTGTAATCGCAACGGCGTTAGCGTTTTGGGTAGCCATCGTACCAAGGCCAACCACTTGGCTTGGCGTAATAGAAATGGTTACGCTATTGGCGGTTGTAATTTGTCCTTGAGCGTTAATTGCTATCCGAGGAACAGTTGATGCCGTACCGTAGGTCTGTGCTGATACCCCAGTATTAGCAATCGCAATCGTTCCGCTTGTGGTAATTGTTCCACCGGAAAGACCCGTTCCAGCCGTGATTGATGTAACACTACCAAATCCGTAATTAAGGGATTTAACATAAGCTGTTGTTGCCAACGAGGTGCTATTGTCACTTGACGCAGGTGTAGGTGCTGTTGGATTTCCTGTAAATGCAGGAGACGCTAAAGGTGCAGCGCCTAACAAAGTCATTGTTTGTGCAACAGTTAAATCTTGAGGCTGCGCTGGACTTGCTGAATTGTTACCCTTGATTGACCGGGCGGCCATATTGGCGAGGTAAGTATTGTCTATGCTGTTTGTATTTAAGCCAATCGTACCCGTTGTGGTAATAGTGCCGCCAGACAATGGCGATTGAGCCGTGATCGATGTTACAGTACCGCCATTGGCGTTGAGGTTTGCAACCTGCTGCGCTGTCGCGCTCGATGACACGCCATTTTGAACCACCATAAGCTGGGCGGAACCGCTTAACGAAGTTAGAACTGGGAGGTTGGTAACGGTAATGTTGCTCATGTTATCGGCCCAGTTAATGGTATCTGAGTGTAGCCATAAGGCAGTCCGACCAGAGCGGTGACAATGAGTGTCGTACCCTGAAGCAGATTACCTGATGGTATAGCACTATTTGTTTGATAAGTGAATTGCGTAGCTGTGGTTACAGTAACGCTGTACATTCCATCGGCGGCATTTTTAGACAGTCCCTCAACCGAAACCTGTGCGTTGGTGGCCAAGCCATGCGGCGATGAGCAATTAACCGTAACCGTGCTTGTTCCATTAGCCAAAACGGATGTCGGATTGACGTTTACGCGGTACGCGGTTGATAAAAATTGCGGTTGTACAGCGTTCTGATCCAAGCCTGTAGGCGCACCAATTGGTTGCGTTGTCGGCGTAAAACCGTCTTGGTTGATCAAACTGACCGTTGGATAGATTGGAATACCCGTTGTTGGGTCCGTAGGAGCGCCTGCAGATACCGCAATTGTCGTTGTTTCGGCCGCAGCATAGTCTTGAACGCGAGAATTTTGGATAGGCGTTGGATCTGAAGGCAAAACGATGGCGCGTAATTGATTTTGTGGTTTATCAAGGCACGGGCTACATACCAGAATACGTTTGTTAATTAAGCCAGCGCCTGCATAATCAAACTGCCACTGCAATTGACTGTGATTGTACAAAAATCCGCAACGATCGCAAATAGCAAACGCCTTTGGGTTTCTGATAGATACTGAGGCACGGCCGTGAGGTCTCACCTAAAGTACCCCTGTATTTGCGGGGATATGTACTGTTGGGCGGTTTCTACGTTTTGCTCGGCCGCAACCTGATAAGCCTCATCGGCCAATGGTTTGAGCATCATGGATTTTTCTGGGTTCCACATAACGGCAAGACGATGACCAAGGGCATAAGCATAGGCTTCCATCCAGAGATACGGTATATCAACCGTTTGGCCAGACGTATAATTACTATCTTGGAGTTGCCGCACACGGTAGTATTTAAAATATTGCGACGACGTTCCATCCGGAACAGGCCAGAGAGTCACTGAAGGACCCGGCGAACCCGCCGATCGAGACGAACTAATTAAACGATCAAACCAAAATACCGTTGGGAATCCTGTCTGTTGCTTATTGGGATATGATGCATATTCCGTACGAGAAACAGGCAAAATTATACGGTCTATCGGTTGTGCTGAGTTGTTTGTTGTTTCCACATAAGCGTCGAGAAGAACAACGGTACTAGGATCAACCGAATACGTACCTGCTGGAGTAGAAGACGATATAGTTCCCGCTACTGTTTGTGCGCCTGTTGTGGAGTTTGCATAAGAAACAGATCCATTTGACGATGCAGTGACCGTATAAGTGCCGTTATAGCCCGATGGCGTAACACCAGACACTGTAATTTGCGTACCTACTGTGTAAACAGGCGTATTTGGCGTGGCAAACGTCAGTGTGGCAACCGATCCAGTACCTGTAGCACTTAGTGTGGTAGGCGTTTGGTTAAAGTTAACCGTTTGAAGATCCACCGTCCATAGGTTTACGCCACGGTTAGACCAGTTAGCCAAAAGCATATTCGACGCCATACGGGCCGATTCCATATGCTCTTGTGCTATTGCCGTATTGCGTATCTCAGCAAGGTTAAACGCATAAAGCGTAAGTTCGCCAAGCGACGGATTATAGTTGTAAGTGCCGCTCGTAGCCATGTTGGCTCCTTAGAAGGTCGTAGCGGTAGCGTCAGCGATCAGATAACCACCTGCGAAGATTGAACCAACAAATGGGCCACCTGTATTAGACTTCATTTGAAATTGAATATCCGTGCCGCCGGGGTGGCCCACAGGAACCGTGTATGGAATGTTGAAAATTTGAACAAATGGCGACTGAGAAAGCAATGTCGTATTGCCGTTCACGTTATAGGTATAACCATTTTCTGTGATGCTATTAGCAATATTGAATTTATTATACTCAGCAAAAATCATATAGTTGCTAGATGTAAATCCAATGCTTGCGTTGCCTTGCACATATGTCAAATAAAACGAATAACCCTTTGGCACGGTGTAAATCGACATTTGCGTTTGACCGACACCTGCGTTGATTTGGGCGTAAAGAACGGTTGCAATTTTACCAGTAATGTTCCCTGCGTTGATGCCATTCGTCACAAACATACCATTGATGCGGAAGAACGAATTGGTTGTCGTTGCCGTGCCTGAGCCGTTTAAAGTGACAGATTCAGACAGAAGATTATAACTTGAATCCAAACCATTGACCTGAACAGTCAAACCAGAATCGGTCGCGCCAGATGCGCTGAGAAGAACAATAACACCCGCAGAAGATGGGTATGTGTAATTACCGCCTGATTGAGTCAAACCTTCCCATAATGGGCCAAGAGCAGTTCCGCCAATTTGTGTGCTATAGCCAAAAATTTCTACAGGCTGGTGATTTGTGATTTGACCACGCGAAACCTGTAATTCAAACGGCTCATGCTTGCCATTCTTGGTAATTGAGTCCCAGACAACGCCAGTTTGAGAAATAGTCATAATTACTTACCTTTTTTTGCGCCTGAAGGGGAAACAGGCCACGACCTTCTTGTCGGACTTGTTTTTTCCTTAGACATTGTTTGTTTTTCGGACTTGGACATAGAAGATGCCGCATGAGCGGGCCTACAAGCAGGATATGGACGACTGGATTTTTCACTACCCGATCGACCGCATGCCTCACCTGTCTTTATGTCTTTCCAGTCCTCGTGAAACCATTTACCCAAACCGCCGCCAGAATCTTTTTTGACGCGATTATCGTCACCGGACCAGTGGCCACCGTGTTCTTTATACCACTTTGACGCAAAAGCATTAGCATAAGCCGATGGATACACATCAAATTTGGCACGGGCAGCGGCCTTTGCTCGACCCCATAGACCAGCGTTTTGCGCTTTAGCAGACATTATTTTCGCACCAACAACAAAGCAACAATCACAAGAGAAAGAACAATTTGTGCAATTTCACCAAATGATAAACCGACAACCATGTTAGCAACCCCACTTGCGAAGAGACTTGTTAATCCGACTATCAGGATCTGCCGCTTTAGCCGAACCAGTCATTTTACGTTTCATGCCAGTCATTCTAGCACAAAAGTTATCATGACGGGGATTATCTTTATCCTTAGTCGGTGCTTTTAAGTGATGACCTTCGGCACGGGCCGATTGACGACCACGTTCGTTAAGTCCACCGGATGGTGATTTGCCTTCAGAGCGTGTCCAAGCAGCAGTCATTTTAAACTCCGAAAAGGGAAGAAGGGGGCTTTCGCCCCCAACTTATTAATCGTGTTCTGGCTCGTACGAGTGATGAGCCTTTGGCTCTTTACCCGGATTTGCCGAGGACAATGGGTTCATATCCGATGCACGACCGCCTGCCTTACGTGGCTTACGATCGCCGCGGTGATGAGCCATTTTACCCATAGCCATACCAACGTGGTGCTTTGCCTTACCGCCATGCTTACGCTTTTTTGCTTCCACTTCAACGTGGGAACCTTTGCCTGCGTAAACTTCTTCTGGCGACGAATCGTCAGCGAAGTGGCCTTCCATGTCCGACTCCACGTCATGATGCATGACATGGCCACCCTTGGCGTGAGCCGCACGAGGGTGTTTGTGATGCACTTCATGCCCATAGTGATGGGCTTTTCCACCGTGCATATGGTGATGTGCCTTGTGACCCTTCATGGTTCACTCCTTAGAAGTTGTAGTACTGGGTTAAGCCAAACAAGCCGGTCGCTGACTGGACATTGTAAGCCTGTGGGATCTGACGGAACACGTATTTGTTCGTGCCAGTGGAAGGCGTTAGATTGACACCCGACGCATTCGCGAGATCAATCGTGCCGCGGACATCGCCCGTTGTTGCGGACGGTGTAGTACGATCAGCAGGTAAGAACCCGTTTGCAGCAAATGCCGTGTTGGCACCCACGGTAACCTGCGAGGCACCAGAGTTAACAACGATTTCTGCAGCAGTGTCCGAACGAACAGGAAGACCAACAATTGCGGTTGTACCAACGGAATAGGCATGGGTAGCATCGGCAGCGTTAAGAACAACGCTCTTGATGTACTTAAATGCTTTCTTTCCGTTAACGGCGTTACCTGCCGAAATCGTAATGTTTTCCGACATTGGATATCCGTAGACATCGTAGCCGTTAACAGTTGCGGTCGTAGCAGTAGCGCTTGCTGCAGCAGTAACGCTTACAGCGCGGCTAACCATGGCCATTGGGTTCCAAAGCCAAATAGATGGCGATTGGATGTTCGTCGGAATAGCGCACTGTTGCACGTTTGGATAAGCCAAAGTGACCGTACCAGACGTGAAAGTTACGTTCTGACTAAGCTGATAAGTACCAGTTTGTCCGTTACCAACCGTTGATGAAGTTCCCGTTGTCGTAATCTGAGAACCGATATAGACGCCAGAAGATGCACCAAGGGTTCCGCCCGTTACCGACGTAGATGACGAGAGAAGAACCATACCCGGACCGATTGGCATGCCACTGTTTGCCGTAACCGTCAGAACGCCGTTCGTTGCCGAAGCGGTAACTGAAGCATAAGCATCAAGTGCAAGAACCGTATCCGTAACGCCTGTATCCGAACGCGTAAACGTGGACGAATAATAGACGCCAGTGGTCGCGGAGTTAGTCGAAACGAGCGTAAGAGTTGCACTCGTTGCGTTTGCAGAAGCCACAATGGCTGCCGCTGCGTTGGTGTATGGAACGCCAGTGAACGAAACAATGTCACTGAAGCCATACCATCCAAAATCCTGCGCTGCCTGCGACTCACCCGGAAGGTAAGTAAATGGTTGGCGCGGATCAAGGATGCCGCCCCCCGCATAAAACAGCGAGGAGCCTAGATCTGGATTGTAATCCGAAGGTTGCGTTGGGTTCTGCCCAAATACAATCAACGGACCGGAGAATGCGGTATCAGCCATGGTGCCTTCTCCTTACGAGGTTGGGAATGAACCGTAAATCGAACGCCAGTTATAGTAACCGAACGAGTAACGCTCATAGCCCTTGACGAGCAAGTTGTCAGTGACGAAATCGACTTGCATGTCTGTTTCGAACTTAATGCGTTCCATATAGGCAAGACCATCAATGTTCGTGAGCAAGAACCATGCATAAGACGAGGTCAAGAAGTCGTTGACCATATAGCCTTCTGGCAAGCCGCCTGCAGTGGTCATGATCGCGTTGACATCGTTATCTGCAGTACCCGGACGCAATTCAGTCTTGAGAAGACGGATCGCAACTGGTTCTAACTGCGGAGGAACAATGAGTTTGCGGCCACGAGCGAAGACCTTCAAGTTAGCCTGATCGCGGAAGTTCGTGCGGATCGCAATCATTGCGTTCAACAAGGTGGCTTCGTTGAGGTCAACTTGGGTCGTTGGCGTATTGGCTACCGTGTTGCCGTCGATCGGATGCGAAGTGGAGCAAAGTGCAACACCGTCACCGCCAACTGCAGCATTATAGGTCTGTGCCGTGTTCAAGATGTTCGCGCCGTAGATTTCCTTGGTCTGCTGGAAAGATTCAATCAGGCCGAGGTTCGAAGGCGTAAACTGGGTCTTGTAGAGGTTGTCGTCGATAGCTTTACGGGTGATTGCGTAGCCGAGTGCAATTTCCGTATGCTCTTGGTTAAACACAAAACGTTCACCAGCGCCCGAATCAAATGCAGTCTGACCACCTTCGGTCTTTAACTGGGCCAAACCGAGGTAACGCATTTCAGCGGTACGTTCGAGGGCCATCTTTGATTCATGCTTCGTGAAAATCTTGTCGTACTGAGATGGGATCATCTCGTACTTGCCTTCTACGCCACGGAGACCGGGAAGGAGAAGGTCACGGATCTGTGAGAGATTAACAGCCATGGAAGTCTACTCCTTACGAGATACCAGTGACAGCAGAGTTCGAACGCCAGACTTCGTTATTGAAGCCAACGATCAAGTTGCAGTACTGAGTGGTTTGATCTCCACCGTTTCCGAGGGAAACAGCATAATCGACAACGATGAAGGGCGAGGTATTTGTGGTGGCCGTAGCGTTTACATAAGCCGTTGAACGGCCGCTAAGGTTGTTACCACCGTTGGCGTTACCAGACGTTGCACCCGTTGAAGAGTAAGCAAACGTGACAAGCTGACCTTGGATACCAGAAGTCTGCGAGGTAGCCGTACCCGTTACAGGGAAGCCAGAACCCGAAGTCTGGACAACAAAACGTGCGTTAGGATCGTCAATGACATATGCCTCAACGTCGCCCGTTGCACCCGAACCCGGCCAATAGTTTGACCAGACAACGCGGTTGAGCGATGTGGAGAGATAACGGCAACCAACGAAGATACCAGCAAGCTGAACCGTACCACCTGCAGTTGCCTGCGTGATGTAGCCGTTAGCGGTTGAGGTTACAGGCTGTACTGGGTCACCAGTGAAAATGGCGGTTGTATTACCAGCGGCAATACGACGAGCGGATTGTGCGAACGTTGGAGCTCCGCCTGCACCACCCTGATATTGTAAAAATCCGTAGGGCGCAAAAGTGTTCGCCATGACGGGTTCTCCTTTCAGAGAGTTCCAATCATCGCGCGCCGGGGCGATTTAGAAACAGGTTAAAGATCAACCCTTCCACGCCGGGGGAAGAGGAAACATATTATTACAGAAAAAAAACCAAAAGAAAAGGGGGCCGAAGCCCCCAAATCAATCTGGTATTGGCATAGGCTCATAACTGCTCTTAATCTTTGGAGCAATTTGAGCGTCTTCGCGGCTAATAAGACCGCCTTTACCCTTTGGATCCAATTGGCCTTGCTTGATTTGGACCTGTTGACGGGCATTAAGATAGTCGCGGTGTTTGCGTTCTTCGGTAATTTCCAGAGGACGTTCGCACAGGACCATGCCTTCGCGTTCGATAGACCCCACATAGCCCTTGGGCATCATTTCAGGGTGTCTAAATGATTCGACAGGCTCCCAACCGCCAATAGTGATTCGGTTGTAGTGCGAGGGGTCTTCCCATCCCATAACCGACTTCATTTTCCACTCATAAGACCATCCATCCGGTGGGGTAGGGGTAGCAAATTTGTCTACGCCTTCGTCTAGATTGGCATTGTTATGCCCACGAAGTTCTGCCGCACGTCTTGCCGCCCGTTCACGGGGACTTTCTGATGCAACATCAGTACCTTCGCTTGTTTCTGGACGAGCCGTTGGCCGAATAGGGGGCCGTTCTTTTTTTTCTTCAGCGATATTTCTCATGGTTGTTCCTAACCTGCTATTTTACCTTCACGGAGAAGGGCTTGTTTTGATAATGCGTATTCACGATCGGTCATGCCAAGGTCTCGGGCGGTTTCCCGCTCAATTGCTGTAAGCCTGACAACGTTGGAATTAGGGTTTGTGCTTCCAGAACTTCCAGAACGAGACACTGGGGCCGCTGGAGGTGCAGAACGCCGTTGGGTAGGGGAAGAAGCCTCGGACATGGCGTTTTGTTCCGGTTCACGTAAACGGGCTGGCTGTATATCCAACTTGCGTTCAACATATTGGAAGTATTCAGGCGTATCAGCTTTGATACCGCGGCGTACGGCCGAGTTATGGGCATCAATCATATCCGCTTTAAGCGTTTCGTCCTTGGCATATTCAGGATGCGCCCTAATCCACTCCGCTGATTCGCGGGTTAACTGTGATGCAAATGCTTCTACGGGATCAGAAGGTGTATAAGCAGGACGAACAGGTATTCTTGCTGCTTGTTCTGCCTGTATTTTGCCCCTTACAAGGTCACGAAGATCCAACTCCGCCTTTGTCATCGTTAATTGAATGTCGGCAGCGGCATCATAATCACCAACAGACAAAGCATCACGAAGATTTTGCTTTAAAATGTCCGTATTTCGCTTAACCGTATCAATTGCACTGTCAATTAAACGTAAATTGGTGTCATTAACATCGTTTTGAGCAACAGCAAACCGTTCCGTTGCTTCATTGGCACGACGTTCAGCAATTTCACGAGCCTTGCGTTCTTCTTCAAGACGAGTTTTTAGTTCGTTTATACCATCTTCTACGGTTAATTCGTTTTTAGGACCGTTAAATGGTTCTTTTTCTGGCTCTTTTACCTCTACAACAATGATGTCGTCTTGTTTTTTCTCATTCTCAAGAGGTTCTAAATCCAGTTGGAGTTCTGGTTCATCATCTTTATTCATGGTCAATCCTTACCAAACATAATCCGGCGACTGAATACGCGCACGAATTGTATAATCTTCCAAAATACGGCACGGAGCACCGTTTACTGCTAACGCCCAACCATCGGATGGACGGAAAACAACCCAATCGCCTTCTTTGATAGATACATCCTTAAACCATTCGCCTTTTTCATCTTTAAAAGCGACAGGACCAACCTTTAATACCAAGCCAACTTTGCCTTGATACTTGTCTTCATCAACGGTTTTGTCGGTGAGAATGATGCCGGATTTGGTTTTGGTTGGACGGATATAGATACCAACAAGGATTTGGTTGTTAAAAAGTTGAAAGTCTTTGAGATCACCAATTGCTTCTTTAATTTCAACTGATGGGTCTACTGTGTGTTCCATCTTCATAGGAGGCATTTATTTATTCCTTAACGCATTTTGCTTAAAATGTTGTTGGCTTCGTCCATAAATTCAAGGGCTAGGGCTAAACCCTGCACCATGCCAACTGCTTTTTTATACTCGTCGTATGAATTAGCAGAACCACCCGCAAGGTTGTCCCGTGCCGTTTGATAGGCTTCAGATATTAGTTTTTTCAGTTCTTTTTCAAACTGGTCTTTACTCGTTAACATTCCAGACCCCTCTGGTTAGTACCCCTCTTGAATGGCTGGACCGGACGCCAGAGGGGTTAAAAGCGCCCGGCCCTCCTCTCATCGGATGGGAGACACACCCGAGAAAAGTATTATTTAACGAGATTCATAGTAGGCCCTTCGTTCACTATCCGACATCATGTCCAAAGTATTTTTTTGTGTCCTTGGCATAGGACTATATTTTGGTGGAGTATAATTGTCATATCGACGTTGCCAACCAGCGTGTTCTTCCGTTCCGGGCGGATGCGGATTTGGTGTTTTTTGAGATGTACCCATATCCCTTGCAGCGGCAATTTGAGGATAATCTCGAATCATTTTATCATGCTGTTCATAAAATTCTTTTAAACGACCACCAGAATTACGACCTCTTGGTGTTTCGAGACCGTAGGCTTCTATTTTTTCCAATCGAGCATTGGCACCACCTGAACCCGTATCAATTGGATAGGCGCGGCCACCTGTCTTGCGGCCCATAGGCAAAGGCATTTGAGGCATAGCCGGACGAGAACCGCCCATCTGTGGCATCTGAGAACCGCCCATAAAAGGCGCTCCCGGCTGCATACCGCCTATTGGACGAGGCATTTGGGGCATGCTACCTTGTTGTGGATATCCCGACATACCACCTATTGGACGAGGCATTTGGGGCATCTGAGGCATTCCGCCTTGTTGTGGATATCCTGACATACCGCCAATTGGACGAGGCATTTGGGGCATTCCGCCCATAGTCTGCGAACCACCTGCAAAATTTCCGCCAAACGCTTTAGCAATACGCCCACCCTTTTTAAATGCGCCGGGCATTCCGCCTTGCGGAGGCATACCCTGTGGAGGCATACCTTGTGGAGGCATACCCTGTGGCATTGGTGGTTGTTGTTGAGGAATACGAGGCGACGCAGAAGCATTAGGAAGCGGAGCACCACCCATCATGCCAGTAGGCTGCTGACCTTTACCTGCAGCAATAATGATGTTGACGTTGGTTTTACCCTTGGTTTTTCCGCCCGCTGCATGAGCCATACGGCCACCCGGAACTACACCCGGTACTTTTTCCTTAGAATTACCGTCAAACACACCACCGCCGGAATACTTGCCCATGCGGCCACCCATGCACTTTTTGCAAGAGCAATCCTCATGATGCATCGCTTTTCCACCATCGGCGCGGCGGCTAAATGGCTTGTCAAAGTAATTTAAGTCGGGACCAGACATATCACCACGAGCCATAGCGGCTTCGCGTCTCGGATCCATTTTACCTTGGGCCTGCAACCGACGTTGGGCGGCTAATTGTTGTCCAGCCCGTGTTCCTGCATCCTCTGCCTTTTTAATCAACTCTTGCAAAGGAGTTAATTTTGTTGGGCCGCCATCTGCCTTAAACGCTTTAGGCTTAAGGATCTTGTGCATCAATTCTTTATCCTGTGCCTCGTCTGAATGGCTTGCTTTACCACCATGCTTGCGGCCAGTTTTTTGTTTTGTTTCTTTTGAGAACGCCAAGAAGTCAGGTTGTTTACCACCACGCTTCATCAATTCCGTCATGGTTTTGATGTCGGCTTTTGTACCCATTAATTTGTTCATGCCGGGTTCAGAAGCCATGTGCTCGCCATGCTCGCCATATTCTGACGGGTGATACATGCCCTGTGGATACATTGACTTGCGTACGTTCTTCATCATGGCTTTTTGAACTTCGCCACCCGACGCGTGATGCATGCCACGTAAAGTTTCAGCAAGATGTGCCTTCTTGGCAAGTTTGCCACCCTTTTCTTCGGCTGCATGCAGCTTTTTCATAGGGATTTTCTTGCCTTCAGGAACCTTTAACGCCTTATGGAGCGAGCCGGGATGCTTAATAGCGTCCTGTATCCACTTGACCTTGTGGCCATCGGTTTTACCGCCGTGTTTACGGGCCATAGGATAATCAGGAGACTGCCGTGGGTTACGTGAAAGCATTTCAGTAATTTGAGCAGCACCCTCGCTATAATCTGGGCCAGTATAGTAACGATCTACTGACACATTAGGATTATAGTCTTGTTCAATACCCGTTGGTTTGAATGGCTTTGGCGCTTCCTTTTTTTCAATTGGCAAATATGAAAGGTCCGTACCGCCTTTGGCTTTATGAGCACGGCCACCCTTTTTCATCATGCCAGCGGCTTTGCCCATCATCTCGTTTTGTTGACCCACTGGGTTCATGCCAATAGGACCGCCACCTAGTTTTTGTGCCTTGCCACCCTTTTTAAACGCACCTTCGTGCTTTACGCCTTCGCGCATATCATTAGCCATCCGCACGTCACGGTTAATCAAATCATCAACCCATGGTGCCTTGTGCTCTGCCTTACCACCGCTCTTACGAGGTTTACGATCGGCACGGAACTCTGCCTTTTTGCCTTCTGCTTTCCCAACGACCTTGCCGCCCTTCTTATAAAGACGCTTTACAAGGGGACGAGCGCCCGTTTTCTTGTCAGCTTCTAACAGGGGGGCGGGTGACCATGAAGACGAATCAACCTTTTCGCTAGGATCCGCGGATGTGAGGCGCTTGGCTTTAGCCCTCATTGCATTCCGCGCAGTTTTGGCGGCTTCAGACATATGATTCTCCAAGGAGTTAGTAGCGGCGTCCCGCTTTTGCTGCCATGAGGGGAAAGTCTAATGCTGGCAACGGAGCACTGACTCTATTGAGCGCCTGCTCAACAATTGCGGTATTATGCAGGGAACGACGTGATTTTGCAACGCCACCCTTCTTGAACGGCTCATCTACCAATTGGTAAGTGCCGTCAGGCATCAATTTTCTAACCTTACGGGTTTGGTTTAATCCTTGACGCTGATTTGCAAGACCCGATTGAATGCCAAGAAGATCATATTGCGCTTTAGTATAAGCGTCGGACGGGCTAATTCCTTGATCAGTATAAGTTTTGGCTTTGTTGGAAACCCATGATGCGCTATCTAAACCAAATGGTTTCAATATGTTATCCAGTAAATTGCCTTCTCCGTATCCTGCAGGATTGACAGGCGGTAGCGGAACGTTTCCGGGCGCTGGCATAGGCTGTGGCGTTGACCCCAGTATAGCCTGATCGGGCCTTGGCGTAGGGAGTGGAGCGTTTAAAATAGACTGGTCTGGACGCGGCGTTGGCAATGGAACATTAAGTGTCGGATTTACGACAGGCTGCGTTGGTGTTCCCGGTGTAGGTATTGGTTCAGGTTCGGGAGGTTGAATTGCAGCAAGAAGTGATTCGTCCGGTGTGCCAGTAGCAGAACGTAATTCAGGGGGCGTGGGTTGGCCAGCGGCTAGAATGGATTCCAGCGGCGTACCCGTAGCAGAACGTGGCAATTCAAAAGATTCGCTTGCCAATGGTGGGATATTAAACGTTGTTCCTGCACCCGTTGGTGTTGCAAACGCAGTGTTCATTTGTTCTGCAGCAGCTTCAGCGGCGTTTGCCTTAGCCGTATCTTCAGTAGTACCAGTTCCACGGGTTAACCCCGTTGGGGCTACATCCGCCTTTCCACTACCAAGCACCGCATTTAATGTTTCATTTTGTCCTACAAACGACCTTGCAAGCTGCGGCGGGTTATCTTTAGCTTCTGCGGGGGACACAAAAAAATTACCAATTGCATTTGCAACTTCACCCGCTTGATCCATAAACGAGTTGCCGCCTTTATTTTCGTTTTCGCTTGGGGATGGCGCGTCAGATTCGGCACGTTCGGTTTCTCCTCGGCTAACAGCATTTAATGTTTCGTGTTCTCCCGCTTCACCACCGTCGTCAAAATGAGTACGGCCACCTGCTGCAAAGTTATTACGCTCTTCAATAGTAAAATCATTTAACCGATGGCGTATGGTGCGTTGCACATGATCATCCTGATCAACAACAGGTTTATGCCAATGAATAGTTCCCATCTTGGGAAGTTCATTTGCTTCCTCGGACACCTTGGATGATATAACGCCTACGTCCTCTGGGTCTTTCTCAGGGTGCAGTAAAGCGTGTGGCTGTACGGGTTCATCGCCCATACCAATATCGTCTTCATGCCAAATGGACCCCTCAACTTTACCACCCTTCTTGTACGCTACACGCCCACCTTTTTTAAACCCGTATTTGGATTGGTTTTTTATTCCCATTAAAACACTTTCAAGCCATGGCTCATCAATGTTTTGCAGCAACTTCTGCTCTTCTGTCATCTTCTTAAACCCAGAACGAGCGTTAGGATTTTCAGAATATGGATGCAAAACGCCCGGCTTATGCGGCTCTTCGGCAAATTGTTTTACTGCTTCCGGTAAAGCATAGTGGCGCTGAACCAATGGTATGTCTGCCACATAACGGCCGCTTGTTATTTCTGGATATGTATTGTGTTCAAACGCGGATGCCTCGATGCTCTGTGGCGTAAGTTCAACCACTCGATGACCAATCATATTACCGCCAGTTTTAAGCAGTTCTGGATCCGTCAATGCTACTCTGGTCATACCAACATGAGGGAACCCTGCCTTGTGATATCCAGACTTATCCATGTGTTTAACAATAAGACTGCGTGTAGTACCCGGTAATGTCTTTAAAAAGTTTCGTGCAGCCCATGGATCATCAAGGCCCGGCCACTCTTTCATTTTTTCAACAGCCTTATCGCGTTTAGCAGGCTCTTCAAACAAACCAGCACGAAGTTCTTTATCAAACTTTTTAACCATTTCTGGTTCTGGTTTTTGTTTAGCCAATTGCGACATAAGCGCGTCGGACATTTGGAACGATGAATCAACCGACTTTGGACCCATGGGAGAATACACTCCGTATACTGGTCCTTTTCTTTGCAAATCTTCAATTAATCTTTTGTTTCTCGTCGTCTGTCCCGCGGCATTAGCCCACACCGCACCCTTATTGGGTTCAAGCATGTATTGCGGACCCGCATGGAGATCGACAGGCCAAGCCAATTCCTGCCCATGGATATGCGTAAGCCGCCCCAACCTAGAACGATCTCCACCAAGATTAACCAGTGTTCCGCCTTTAGCGGTTTTATAAAACTGTTCGTATGTTTGCTTTTGCGGATTAAGCGGATTAACGCCGGGTATTGGATTTACTGTAGCTTGAACGTTTTCAGGGCTAGTGGGTGTTCTAAAACTATAAAAAGATTGCCCAAGGTTTGGCTCATAATCAGAAGTTAATGCGTGGGTCTTTTGTGCAATACCAAGTGCTTTTTCCCGCATGGCAGGGTCTTCATGTTCAATCGATGGTATAGCCTCTAACCGTTGACGAACAATATCATTCTCAGGTGATCCACCGTCCTTATAGCCATCAACGTCTCCGCCAGTGTTTACGGAATCCCGCTCATGCCATATTGAGCCTTCCACTTTACCACCTTTGCGGTAGGCGCGGCGCATCACTTAGAACCCGTAATAGCAGGTATAACATTGCCAAGAAGATTACGTACGATTGCATCGCTTTCAGGATGCACGGCTATGTTTTGCGCCAAGTCAATCATTTGAATACGCTCTTTAGCAAGCATTTCCTCTTCACCAACCCGAGCCTTCATGGCGTCGTTATGCATACCAGCGCCCAATTCTACGCCCTTAAACTTTGTATCCATAACCTTGGCATCAGCTAATTTGTTTTTAATCGCCAACTCCATGCGCTCAATGTCCGTAGGCCCACCAAGCCCCTTCAATTGTTCCTGCATTACACGAGCCTTATCAAGATCGGACTTGGCTTGATCAAGCATTAACTTTCCTTGTACGGCTTGCGCTTTTGTATCTGCTTCTTGTTTTTTAAGCTGCAGTTCAGCAATTGCTTTTTGCATTTCTGGTGGTGGATTACCACGCGCAGATGCAGGAATCATAAACTGTTCAGGATTAGACCAACCCACTGCCTGCAATGCAGCCGTATCAATTGCAATTGGGTCATACATAGATGGGTTTTGCGCTTGTATCTGCTTTAACGCCATAACCTTCATGAGACGCTGGGTCTGCGATGCCGTGTTAGGATCCGCCTGTGGCACCAGATCAACCTGATCCAATGCACGGAAAAACGTCTCTTCATCCCACTTACGCGCAGGCTTGCGGTTCTTTTGCCAGAACGAATTTGGGTTTTCACGGAAGCACTGTACTAATAACTCAAACTCTTCCGCTTGCGATGCATGCATACGCTTGTGTACCGAGTTCAAAACCTTGGTGGCTTGGTCAATGAGCGCAATCGTGGTTCCCACAGGGGCGTCTTGCTTGCCTTCGCCTACGGCCTGTTCTGCAGTTCCACCGACACGCATACCCGTTTGGTTGATGTTCTCCACCAGCGACATGAGACCACCGCCCACATCCTTGTAAGGCAACGGCATTACGGCTTGGCTAATTGGCATACCGCCCGTCTTGACCAATGCTCCACCGCCGGGTGGCACACGGAATATGTTAGTATTCTGCCTTGCACCTGTGTCGGCATACAGAAAACCGGGGAAGTTGGCGTACATACCAGCGTCAAGCATTTCACGCCAAGCGGCCGTCAGTGCGTTGGTTGTGTTGCCTAGGATGTGCAGGAGACCCAGATCATAAAAGCCCATCCCCGGTACAAAGGTGTACTTGACGAAGTTCTGGCGGGGTTCAGGTAAATCTTTAGTATCTTCGTCATAGTTTCTGACAATGGATAAGATTTCTTTTGATGATACATCGATGGTTACTCGGTATGGGATTTCCAAGCCCGTGTCCCTGCCATTATGGCGGTGCTCAAATCCCTTGATATTCAATTCACAATAGCACTCATAGATTTCGCGGTCACGATCGTCAGGATTGGTTTGATCTGCTGAAATACCCTGCTGTGCTTTCTTTTCCCGTTGTGCGGCATCCAGTTGGAACATCTTTGGAGCGGACAGGTCTATTTCGCGGTATACACCAAGGATCTGCATCCGCTTAACTGTTGACGGGCGCATGTAGATACGGTGGGTGATACGTTTGGCGTTGGACAGATCGGTTGCCGCATTGTTAACGATCAGATCATCGGCATCGACGCTTTCGCTAACTGGACGACCGCGTAGGGGACAGAAATATACCTTCTTGAACGCCGTCCCGCCAAAGCCCAACATGAGGAGCATTCGGTCGGTATCAGGGTAATACTCTTTGGCAGTGGCCGTGAGGTAGTGGTTGAGGTCGTTTTCAAGGTCATTGGCAAGCTGGTCGGAGGCAAAGTCAGCATTGTTGTTGTCCTCCCTGATCTTTACGGGTCCATCCGTAGGCAATAGTTCTGACCGAGCATTGGCTTGGAAACGTAGCACTGCCTCGAGCAAGAGCGGGTGCCGAACGCGAGACATACCTTCAACGGGGGCGTTGTCTGCTGCCCCTGCCAGACCGGGGATTTCCACCTTGAGACCAAGAAGTTTAATGCCTTGAGCACGGTCGTCTATCCATTCTTTGCGGGAGTCTAAGTCGTCTTGGATGCCCTTGATGAGATCAAAGGATATGGCGGATAAGTCGGCTTGGTCTATTCTATGGACCAGATTATCAAACCACCCTTCGGTGCCATCCTCTTCTGCCCTTTGTAAGGGTGACCCGTCCAAGGTGATGGTAATGGCCCCATCGGGGGTCTCAATCGACATAAGGTTGCCGTGCTCGTCATAGCCCTGTTCTGGCCCGTCTTCGACCATTTCTATCTCAATACCGTCAATATCCTCATGAACAGGCGAAGGATCCGCTGGTAAGCGTAGGTTGGACGGTGCGAGTGGCATGCTTTAGACCCCGTATAGTGGCGCAGGCGGTGCGCCTTGGTGAACCCTGATCTGGTCAAGTTCCGCCTGAACCTCGTCAGCCCTTTGAATGAAACCAGTTTTGCGTAAGTATCGCATGGCGTAGGCCACCGTGTCCACTAGGTCGTCATGCTTGGACTTTGGGAACCGCATGCACTGGGTAATGACATCGTCGGCCCATGCCTTGTCAGGAGCATATACGAGGCCTTCTTGGAACAAATGCTGAACAGAATACAGCCGTGCGGTCTTGTCGATGCCTTCGGGATCCACCAGTTGAACGTGGAATTTGCCATTGGAATACAGGCGGCGCAGTTCTGACGCTACAGGGATGCCAGCGGCTTTGTTTTCAATAAGGACTTTTTCGATCGGGAATCTGTTGCAAGTCCATGATATTTTCTCAACCACCCCGGCAAACGATAGCCTTTCTTGCCATGCGTAGATCAACATGACCTTCGGGTGGGGCTGTTTGTACGTACGCTCTACGCGGTATGCCTCCCCGGACTTGGCGGCTGACGCCACCGGATCCTCGGAGAACACGCCCCAGACGGTCATGGCGGTAAAGTCGTTCTCGGACTTCTCGCTGAGAGCAGTATCCACGGCCGCAATGATGTGGTCGAAGTCGGGGAATACATTTTCGTTCTCCCACAACTGCCACATGGAACGCTTGATGATACCGCCATCGTCAGGGGTTGGCTGCTGTTGGAACTGGCCGGACGTGGCAAACGACCCCATGATTTTCTTTTCTCGCTCCACAACGTGGGCGGGGAACCGATCGGGGAATAGCAGTTCGCCTTTTTCTTCTCGAGGATCTTCAAGGCCCAGCAAGGTGGGTGAGGCACGATCGGGATCGTACTCCATGGGCAGCATGATGTGGTCGTAGCCCAGTTGTTCTTCTAGGATTACGCCAGATACGTCCTCTTCGTGGAGGCGCTGCATGATGACGATGATGGCGGACTTGTCGGGGTTGTTGAGACGGGTCGGGATAGCAGTTTTAAATGTTTCGATAGTTGTCCTGCGCTGTTGTTCTGAATTGGCCGAATCAACCGAATGGGGGTCATCGATGATGACGCGATCGCCACGAGCACCAGTCATACCGTCAATGGCGAGGGCTTGGCGAAACCCAGTGGAAGTGTTTTCGAACTTGGTCTTTTGGTTCTGATCGCCTGTCAACTTAACGTGGGGCCACATTTCCTGATACCAATCGGACGCGATAAGGCGGCGCATTTTGGTTGAGTCGCGGATGGCATTGTTCATCGAGTAGGAAGCGCAGACATATCGCAAATGCGGCATATTCCTCGGCCCCCATTCCCAAGCAGGCCAGAACACGTTTACCAACAGGGACTTCATTGTGCCGGGCGGGACGTTGATCAGCAGGCGGTTGTAGTATCGTTCATCGTCAACCATGACCTCGTCAGTGATGGCCGTCAGGGCTTCGCTAATGAGGTGGATGTGCCAGTTGTCGATAAAGGGTTGTCCCGGCTCCACGACAGGCCATGCATACTCAATGAACTTGGGAAGGGACCGGAACGATCGTTCGCGTCTGATATCCAGCAGGGAAGCCTTAGCGTCGATTCTGTCGCCTTTGTGGAGAATGTGAACGGGAGCGTTCATTTAGCCTCTATGGCCGATGCCAAGGCCAATTCCAGTGCTTCCAGCGTATCATCATCGAGTTCGGCTGATTTGATGGTTTTGGTTTCAATTTGAACAGGACCACCGTCTTTGCCCATCAATTCGTTAATGCGGCGCTCGGCATAATCGTCACGGAAGCGGGAAGCCACGTTTTTGAGCCAAAGCTGGGCGTTAAAGTCCCGTTTTCCCAAGTTTGTGCGGCCAGTTTCTTCCCACCAAACTTGCGATAATTCTCGTGCGTACGCGAGAGCGGTAGAAAATTCTGGGTGGATCTCCTTCCAATAGTCCAAAGTCGCGCGCACAGTTCCACAAGCAACGGCCATTTCAGCGTAAGAGCAGCCTATTTTGCCCTTTTCGATGACGACATTGCAGTATTCTGGCTTATACGTTGTTGGACGGCCGACTTTTGCCATAAAATCCTCCTAGAACGTCACCAATATAAGATGAAACGCAGCAAAATGCTATAGCACCAAAGAATATTACGAATAGTGTTAACGTTAACATTCAAAACTTCCCCATAACCCATTGATCTTTCTACTTAAGGTAATAATAAAATATATAAATATATATATATATATAAATAATAATAATTCTCTCTTATAAATCCCAAAACAATGTCTGGCTACTCTTATATCTATCACTATTTTATCTCTCTTCTGGACAAATATATCTGTCTCTCTCTGGATAAGTAACTAAGTATAAGTTAAACACGTTTTATTAATTAATATCAATAACTTAGTATGTATTTTAAGGTTTGATATTCATTCCATTGGATATATTTAACCGAGGGATGTCATCAAACCGCAACCATGATATGGTGAAACCCAACTCTCATAACCGAAGGAGGCTAGACCTTGATGGCATCGTTAACGACCGCAACGACCGTTTCTTTTGAATGGAATACACCAACTTTAACCGTAACCAGCATTGACCGGAGTGAAACCATGTCTTGGAATTATCGCGTAATCTACATCCCGAAGGATGGGGATTCTATTTTTGATGACGACCAGTTCGTGATTCGTGAGGTATTCTATAACGATGACGACGAAATTGAGTTTTGGACAGAAGAAGACGCGAGCCCATTTGGCGAAACGTTTGAAGAACTGGCAGACGATTTTGATCTGATGCAGGAAGCGTTTGAAAAGCCAATCCTTATGCTAACCAAGGACGAGGACGACGAAGACACGCTTGTTGAACTCGATGACGAGGACGGCGAGGAAAGCGAAGCTGAAGAGGCTTAACGTAAGTCGGCTCTAACTGGTGTGTGTTCTGGTTAAGCCTAGCGGCAGATTGTCCGTCACTGTTAGACACACTGCTACCACGCTGTACGGGGGTGTGGTTTAAGACAATGGAGAGTGGAATATGCAATCCATAGCCCGTACCTCATAAGACGTACTGCCCTCGGAACACTGGACGACCGTTAATCAGTTCGCAGAGTTCTGGGGGCATCATTATACCCTCTTCATCAAATGTAAGAATGGCAAACCCCTGCTGCGCTCTAGACGGTGCTCCTTCTGTGTATTGGAACTGGGGACCATGTGGATCGGCAAGAGTGCCAGTTTCTACGCCCCAGCGGGATCCACGACGATCTCGGACAGCAGTGACCTGTAATTGGTGGGTGTGGCCCGTAACCATGCTAATTCCCGCGTGTTGGGAAGAGTTATAGGCCGAATGGATCCCTGATCGGAAACGATGGCGTATTTCTGTCCCGTTGATTTCAAACCCCCACGCAAATTCCCAGTCTGTGAAGTGTTCCGCCAAGGACATGATGTATCCGTCGAGTTCTCCTGCGTTTGAGGCAATGTATGTGTCAATTCTAATGTCGTGGTTTCCCATGGTCCACAGACGGTGACGGGTTTTTGGGAGTAGTTTGAGCCATGCCTTGGCGGTTTCGATTTCTTTTTCAATCTTTGGTGCTCGTGACCCACGGGTCGGTGTGTGCCTTGAGATCCTAGCGCCATCAATGACGTCTCCGTTGAGGATGATTCCATCTACTTTGATCATCTTACATACTTTAACGAAGGCTTTATAAATCAGCGGTGGGTCACCGTCCCATATGTGGATATCAGATCCAACGGCCCATACACTTGACGGGATCTCTTTTGAGATCATGCGGGGATACATCCATTGGCCCATAGTCGGGGTGTCTGGCAATCCATCAGGAAACTCTTGGAACGCCCGTTCGAGACGGCAATCGAATGTCTTGCGAGGAAGGTTAGAGGCTCTTGCCGCGGATGCTATACTTCTTCCACATGCCTCATAGATGCGTAGGGTTTCAATCATAATCTCTTTTGATAATCTGTACATTGCCATAGTGGTCTCCATCATATAGGCAAAAAAAAGACTCCCCGAAGGGAGCCTAAGTCATGGGAGGTGCGCCAAAGGAAGGGACGCATCGATCATCTTACGGAGTTTCTTCACACGCGCAAGGTTATTGTTACGCATGGCGTAAACAAGGGCTACAAATAGTTCTGCAATGGAAGGGGTTCTCATTGTAGGGTCACCTTATGCAATTGGTAATCTGTAAATGGATCTAGATGCCAAACGTTATGAGCAACGAGGGCGCAAGCCTTTGCATACTCAGAGTTTTGTTGATTACACACATTTCCCACAAAAGCCAAGGCTTCTTCTACGTGTTTAAGGCGCATGAAAGCGAGGCGTAACAGTTCACGATCGGGTTCATCTTCATTATTTGCCTTTTCCCGAAGGCGTTCTATTAAGACCTCGCTACTCATCACAATACCTTCCGTGGTAATTTGCCTTGTAATTTAAACGCCCGGTGAAGGGCTTGCCGATGGACACCTAGTTCTCTGGCCACTTGTGACATGGTCTTGCCACCGTATATCATTTCAAGAGCGTCATCTAGATATTCGGTAGTGTATTTATGGCTTGCGCCTTTCTTGCGGCCTCTTGGCATTGTTTTCTCCGTTATAAAAAGGTGGGGGCCGTAGCCCCCGGTTATCAATCTATTTGGCAGTAGGCGTCGAGGGCGTCATGCATGTTGTAAAACACTTTATGAAACCACCGAGGATCTGTTGGGTGTAAATCATTTGTTCTAACAAAAAACGCTTCTGGTGCTTGTTTCCAACCATCCCAACCTGCCTTGCGACGTACTAGGGAAATTTCAAACGTCTTGTTACTTACACCGTCAATCTTTTTTGTCATTAGAACTTTTGGAAGTGTCATTTCTAATCTCCTATCTAGTCAGGACCGCCCTGAACAAAACCCACTATATACATGGCTCAGATCGTGTCAACAATAAATATCGATCATTTAGAATTTTTTTTACGCACCCGTACCTTGAAGGTTTTTTTCGGTTCTTCAAAGTTGTCCATGGCTACAAGGATATCGTGGTACAGGCTTTCATACATACGGATTTCTTGTAGTAGATATTCAATCTGTTCAGCCGCAGCCCATTCAAGGGTGGTTTCTTTCGGCCATGTAGATTTACCAGTCTTTGGCGACCGTTCGGAATCTTCACACTCTTGGGCTTTTTTGCGTAAGGCGGCCATCAATTCAGATGGGAACATTTCACGGGGTAGCATTATAATCTCCTATACGCGAATGAGTATTAACTGATATTATACGGTTACTCGTATGCGAAAAGTGTCTCTAAGTGATATTATATGGTTACTTACTTTAACGCGAATGCCATTCTAATTTAATTACGTCATCCCACGCTATAAACCATCCGCCGTCATGGGACACAAATTCAAATTTCCAAAAACTAAATTCCATCACTCACCCTCTTTCAGTATTTGCGATATCTTGGCCGTGTACGGCGTGTCCAATTACCAATTCTATTAAATATCCGCCACATCATAGGGTCTCTTATACTTGCGGTTCCTTTGAGTTGAAAACACATCACTCACCCTCCTTCAGTGCGGCACGGCGTTTCTTTTCTTCCAAAAACAAATCAAGCGGATTGATTGCCGCATTATGCAACCAAGCTGGAAGAACATAACCGTTTTGACGGGCATGAATTACGGCGTCAGCAAGAACAAGGCCGCTGTCTATAGCGTAATTTTTCCACGCTATTTGCCTGTCAAGTTCTTCCCGCAACTGTTCAATTACGTTCGCGGCTTCTGATCCATCTGGATTTACAGGCACTTGAAGATAAACCAGTTCTTGCCCAATAGTGGCAGTTTCTTCTTCAGTATGTCGCAACCGTTCAACAATATCCATCACTCACCCTCCTACAATTTTAAATGCATACACACGCAATGAAAATGAACCATCCCCATCCATCTGCCCCGCGCATTGCGGTAACAGCCGCGCAA